CTAGGGTGTATCTGAAAACTCCCAATGTGACCGGCAGCGAGAAATTTTTGCGCTGAGCAAGACATTTTTTCGCAGGAATACTGACGTATTTCAAGGAAAAATGGTGCAGCGCAGCGTGAAAAGATCCGCTGTCCGGGTGCGTTGGGAGTTTTCAGATACACCCTAGCTTGATCCAGCTCTGACTGCGGCTGTTTTTAGGATACTTGATGTACTTTCCTGTGTGCAGCAGCGTCCGACCGTCAAAGCCCCAATCGATGTATCTGCGATGCGTGGCATGGTTGCCATAATTTATAATGTGCAGCAGTCCGTCACTCTTTTGAATGTCGCGAATGCGGCGCAGCCTACGCCGGTTTTTGCTTCTCAGATGCGCTTCAGATGATTCATTCTCCACGAGCCCAGCGATCTTCTCTCTTAATTCGCTTTCGGTCATAAAGCCTTCTACTAGGCACGGTGCGCGTCACGGGCGATATACCGTACCAACTTCCGCGCTGTTTGCTGTGATATTCCTTCTGCGCTCGCTTGCTCTGCTTCTTCAGCGGTACCGTATTGATCACACTTCATCCCCCTCTAGTTTTACATTTGAATTACAAAGTGCGTTGTCATCTTGCATCCGGCTGCCATCTCTGATATTTTGTAATATCACGACCTTAAAGGAGGCAAGCAAAATGGGAATGAAAGCATACCCCGTGATCGATCTCATCGCGACGGGAAACAACATCCGCCGTCTGCGCATGGAGCGCGGCTTGACCGTCCGGGAGCTGCAAAACTACTTCGGCTTTGAAGAGCCTCGCGCGATCTACAAGTGGCAGAAGGGCGAAAGCCTGCCCACGGTAGATAATCTCTATGCACTCGGAGTGCTCTTTGAGGTTCCGATGGATCAGATTCTTGTTCCTGTTATAAAACTGCATATTGTCAGTGAGCAGCAGGCCGAGTCCTGCTGCTCACATCATTTTCTCCCCGGCTATTTTGGATACGGCAAGCGTCCGATGCAGCTTCTACCATTTGCTCCGCCTGCATTGCCTGCTGCGTGACAGGTCACGCATTCAGCTTCGCACACGGAAAAAGATCAGCATTTGATCGTAATTGATTTCGTAATCAGCGAGTCAGGCTTGTACGCCTTACATATGGAAATGTCAGTTTGGATGCAGGAAAACGTGTGATATGGAAAAAGCGGTTTTCGCGGAAGAACGTCTGGCGAGGATGGAAAAGCGGAACGCTTCTTTTTTCTTCCATAAAAGCTCGTAGGGTGAGCCAAGCCAGAATATCTTTCTAAAAGTGTGCAGCGTTATCGTTCATCTGCACCTGAACCGGTATCCGCATTCTCTTGGCTTGCCGCATCCAAAATAGCCGGGCTGTGCCGGGGTATTATGCCCCGGCGTTTTCTGTATATATCTCGAATGCTTCAGCGAAGCTGGCATTCACATCAAAAGGCGGCGCATAGTCCACCTTCGACGTAACAAGGCACAGGTCAATTTTGGCGGAAGTTTCGTCAGCCCGCTGATTCAGTTTGCCGAGCGCAGCGCGGATGACCTTGCGGTCATAATTGATCGTCGTCACTCGCCGTACATCGCAGCGATAGGAGATCTGATTGCCCTCGGCGTTGAACCGGTAACCGGTGCCACCGTTTGAAATCGTCTGCTCGGAGCTGCGCAGATCATTCATCCGTTTGAACGTGCGGGCAATGCTCTGACGCGTTGTGTTGAGGCTGACCGCGCTGTCCATATCGATGTCCAGCTCCGTTTTTGCCTTGCGGATGGCGGCGAACAGCTTGCCTTTCTCGTCCAGCAGATACAGGAGGAAACGGGCAATGTCTGTAATTCCCTCATAATACTCCGTTTCCGGCATCGCAAGGACGGTTTCGTCCTCCGCTTCCGCCATGACCTTATGGCGCAGATAGGTGTTCTCCACCCGCGTGACGTTGGAATCACGGTCAAGGATGCTCTGCGCTTCGTCCAGAAACGACTGGAGCTTGTTCTGGTAGCGGAACGCTTCTTTCAGATTCATGTTTCTTCACCTCTGGCTTGAAAATTTGTTTCTGTCCGTATTTTAGCTGCTGAAGGCCAGGAAGTCATGGAACTTGTGGTTCACCCTGCTGATCCAACGCGTAACTGCGCCGAAACGGGAATCGAGCATTTCACAGGCAAGTACATCATGTTTTTTCGCGCTGAGCAAGAGCCGCAGGCCTTTCCTCATACCATGTACAAAACGGCAGAAACTTTTCTCGATCCTCACTGGGCAAATTCATGTAGTCGATGATGTGTTCATTTGGAAACCAGCTCCCGCAGTAGGCGGGCAGAACGCCCTCCGGCACGATCCCAATCTTTTCTTCTTCCGCCAGCCGGTCAGCCAGCATCTTTGCTTCGGCCAGATAAACGGGGATATTTGCTCTCGTCAGGGCGAGGTAGAATTTAACGGTTTCCATCGTTCGGTTCCACGCTGCTCCTGCCAGATACAGAAAATAACCGCGGCCATCCTCCAATACCCGCAGATCGACATGCGTGGAGTTTCCGCCGCGGCAAACCTCCCACGGATGTCCGCCGCACCGGTCTCTATCGTGGAACCAAGTATGGAACGCCTCCGGGCTGTCCGCATCGATATCCTGCAATCCCTCGTCCCGGCCGTCGGCATGGAGCACATACTGCTCCTTCGGCGTTTTTCCGCAGCCATCATACTTGTTCTCCGCGTAACCCATGGCACAAAAGCGGAAAAAATCATTGGCTGTCATAGCTTGTAAGCGGTCTTTCATTGCAGCATAATTTTCTTCCTGTGCGGAGACCCTTTCAATGAACTCCGTAACATCCGCAGGCGAGATATCCTTGAAGAAGTCGACTCTTGCATCCGGCCAGACATTCCAAAAATCCCTGCGTCGGATTGTTCCGGTTCGATGCTGGGGCGGCAGATTTTCACGGACAACATCGTTATACGTCCCGGCTTTCAGCATTTCAATGCAGCTCCTGACACCGTCGACAAGCCACTGGACAAACTCAGAAATTTCGCAGGGCCATCCTGCTGGTTCTCTGCGCTTGTCCTGAACGATCACATAACTGTGACGAACCGCGACAGCGCGGTATACTTCCGCTTTGTCCTCGACGGCTTGGAAATGATACCATTTGACGTCCTCTGGGAACCAGCTTTTCCATGCATTCACGAATTCTTCTTCCGAGTCGTAATTACCCTCTGCAATTTCCTCCGCTGCATTGCCGAAATCCTCAATTGGTCCTCTTTCCGCACGAAGCCAGAGCGTTCTGACACCGTTCGGGGATTCCGGTGCGATCTGCTCCAACAGGGCAAACAGTTCATCAAGCAGTTTCTGACTTTTGTCGTCGTAGATACAGCTTGTCATACCAAAGTGGTCATTTCGCCGGAGCCAGCTGATATACCCATCTATTTTTGGCTGCGTCAATTTACCATGCACGTTTCTTCACCTCCAGTATCCTGTACGTCATCGTTTACGATTCTCTCCCATCTTCGCGCTTCCTCAAGGTCTGCCTCCGTATAATCAAAGGGAATCCTCCCAAGCCTGACCGTTTCCTTCAAAAAGAGAATCAACGCATCTTCCATGGTTAAGCCCTGCTTTTCCAGAATTTCCGAAGTGCTGTCATAAACTTCTTTTGGGAGCTTGACCTCAATCGCCACCAATTCCATCTTCGTCCTCCTTTTCCTCAAACAGCGCTCTGAACATATGAACGAAACTTCCAACAAGCTGCGGATATTCATAATAAATATGGCGGCACAGTCTCTTGGAGAGCTCCAAGAAGCGGAGATCATCTCCAAAGTCAATGATACCGTCGAGAATATGCTCGATCTGTTTTTCGTCGGTAAGGCGACCTGAGATCACCTCGTCGACGGCATGGGAGTACTGCGTGTAGGCAAGGTCATATAACCCTTTGATCCGTTTTACAATCTCGTCAATCTCTGCTATGAGCTTCTCATAATTCTCCATTGCTGTTTTCTCCTGCGTTGGTTCCATCCTTCCGGATTCTTTTGATCATGGGCTGCGGGTTCGCCTCTAACAGCTCATCCAGCGTCCGCGGCGTGTAGTTCATGTAAGCCATCATGCAGCCGACATTGATCAGTCTGCTTGGAATGCCCATCGTCCATTGTTCGTTCTTCCACTTCTCTACAAGCGACCATTCGCGCGTATTATGTACATGCCCGTACAGCATGACTGCGCCATAATGCTGGTTCTTATAAAACAGAATCGGGTAATGGCTCAGAATCACCAACCGATTTTCATCGTTGATCTCTGCGTGCTACTCGATGCTTTTCCAGTAAGGACGGAGCTTTCCTTTCACACGGTCATGGTTGCCTTGAATCAGGTGTTTATGCCCCTGTAACCGCTGCATGATCCGGATGCTGTTTTCTTCGTTTTTCCAGAACGCATCGCCCAGCGCATAGACGGTGTCGTCCGCTGTGATCCGCTCGTTCCAGTTTTGAATCAGCACCTCGTCCATCTGCTCTGTGTCCGCAAAAGGGCGGTCGTCGAAGCGAATGACATTTGTATGACCGAAGTGCATATCTGCAATATAGTAAATCATTGCGTTTCACTCTCCTTGTTTGTCATTGCTAGGACATCTTCCAAAGCCTGTTTCATCTCGCACCACGCGCCGCCGCAGCCATCGGAGATCTTGCCCATGATGATTTTGAGAAGCGTGGTAATGCACGCCGGAGATAAGATCGGCGCAAGCTCCTTCACGGTCCGGGCTGTTTCCGCCAGATCGGAATCGTTGACCTCGGAGACATACCGCACAGCGTTTTTGACCATGACCTCCAGTTGCGTCAGCTCTGGCACTTCAAACCATCTGGCAGGGCACAGGACGTAGGACTTGCCCGCATGGTCGATGATCAGGGCAACATCCTCTTTTGCCACTCGTTCCAGAATGGCGTCCATGTTCTCTCCAAACTCTTTGGACGTGATATGCTCCATTTCAGAAACTGCCGGTAGTTTTTTCATGCTATGATCCTCCGTTATCTTTTGAACTGTTCATCTGACTCAAAGCTACGGAACAGGAAATGCATTTTATCGATTCGCTTGTCCGTATGCCAGTGTCCGCAGAACCACGCTTTGTATTGAATGGATTCCTCGATTGTGTCAAGCCATCTCTCGGTGCTGTCGTCCACTGTACGCTGATCAATGCCGCCAAGAAACATCTCTGTTGGCTCATATTTGAATGGACAGGTATGGGACAGAACAATGTCGAACTGTTTCTCGCGAATCTGCTGCTCAACATAAGCTTTAATCTCCGGAGATGGCTGCTCGTCCGGCCACCAGTTCCAGACTCGGTTTAAACGGTAGTACTTATCTACGCTGTATGCACCGCCAATTACGAGATACCGCAAACCGTTCATCATATAGATCTCGCCGTCCTTGGCAAAGACCAGGTTCGGATATTCTGGCTGCAGCCATCCCTTGCCTCCGCACCATTTGGTTTCAATATATCCAGAAATATTGACTGGCCGCATTTCGTGGTTCCCGTGAATACAGAGAAATCTGGTGCCGGAATCGTTAAGCCATTGCTTCATCAGATAATCTTTTCGCCCGTTATAATAGTTTGCGCCCACATCTCCCAGCAGGACGATTACGTCCTCCATTGTGGGATGTACTTTGTTTATAAAATCTGCAACGCCATTGACATTCCCATGAATATCGCCTGTGAAAAAGATCATAAAGCATCACCTCTCTGTACATGTTATACAGGTAAGTCAAGGACTCCATGCTTACTGTTATCCATCGTGCCGCATTTCTGCTTCTTCAGAATTGCCGTATTGTGGTTCCTCAGAATAGAATACCTGCATATCATCCAAACGGAGACAAGCCAGTCTTCCGAGGACACCTGACCACGGATCGCCTGTTTCGGGGAGCATACAACCGCAGTCGATTCCGATCCAGCTCTTTGCATCCCATATTGCCATAGGGTTATCGTACTGGAAATGGTGGGTCGGTGTGTGACCGAAGATGGCTATCCGGCCCTCCAGAACGGGGAATCTCTCAAACCGCATCCAAACTGCGAAATCACGCGCACTTTTATATTTCCAGCCGTAGCTTTCGTATAAGTCCACAGGTGCCGCGTGCGTCAGGATATATTGCCTGTCGTTTACTGTCAGCTCCACATTGACTGGCAGCTTGTCCAGGTATTCGAAAATCTCTTGGCGAGTGGCTTTCTTTATGCGCTTCAGGTAGTTGTGCGTGATCTGACCGCCGTTTCGATACCACAGAGTTTGTTTGCGCTCATAGTAATATTCCGGCCATTCCTCATCTTCTGGGGGCGGGTAGTAAAGTGCGTTCATCATCATAAGTTCGTGGTTGCCCAGAAGCATTTTGACATTTGGCATCGCCATGATCTGGCGTAAGAGCTTGATGCCGTCGGGGTTGCGGTCTATCACATCTCCAAGGACATAGAGCGTGTCCTCAGGCTGCAGGTTGATTTGCTTCATGACGGAATCAAAGCGCCGCTTCTGCCCATGGATATCTGACATGACATAAATCATGGTGTTCCACCTCCTTCTTCGCAGCACTAACAATTACCACACTTTTGGGGAAATAGCTATCTAAAAAATCACAATTCACAGATAATAATTCTGACCGACGTTTCTGGTGACCAGTTGTTTATCCAATGCGGGATAGTCTGCTGAAAAAAGCTGATCTGGTCTTGAATTTTGAAGACTAGCTCTTTCAATAAGCTCTTTGAAATACATTTATCGTCTTCATTTTTAACCGGCTTTTGAAGCAACGCCTCTAAATCAGCAAGACTTCCCCAAATGAAGAAATCCCACGCGCCAAACGAGCTGCGCTCGAATGCCGGATTTTCCGCACAAATGATGTCCTGCGTCGAAGCCGCCAAATCCGAAAAGCTGATCCGCTTTTTAAGAAGCGCTAATTCATCATATGGGCTGGAAAAAATATCCCGCTCAGGTGCGGTATGTAGATAGCGGTGTTTGAGTTTTCCACTTGCAGATCGGTGACACTGGTCGATATTGAACCATTGACCATCGGAACAGAATTCTACCGTATAGCCGAGCCATTTGCCCATGTGATGCGCCTCCGCAGGGACTTTACCCCTTTCCCGGTATGGTGTCGTAAATGCCTTTTTGCATGTGTCCTTTATAATCTCGTCCTTTGTAGCTGGGCGAAACGAAGTACCAAAGTGGAACGTGCATCTGCAGACAAGCGCATCCTTGTTCCGCGATTCTTGTATCGCCAGATGTTTTGCAATATCGCTTATTTTCGATTTCGTCCAGCGTTCTTCTATCATGGTGCCCTCCTAAACATCAGCCATCTCCAAAGATGTCATTGCAAAACTCCGAATAGTCGGGGTCCGGATTCTCTGGGAACAGCTCCCAATCTCGCTTAGCGTCCTCTTTGGTCTTGAACTGCTTTTCCGGTTCAGCTAATCGATTCCAGAAGCTGAATGGGTTTCCGGTGAGAATGCACGGGAATCCCCAAAGCATTGTTCCGACATGATTCCACCTGCCGATCGTTCCGGTATACTGTAGTCTTGAAAACATAGCTTTGGTTGCACGGCAGTATTCCCCGTCGCAGGCAAGCCAGAGATGTTCGGATTTGACTTCGTCGCAGCGCATATAATAAGGCCTGTCCCATGTGTTGATGTGTGTCCATTTGTAGTTTTCCAAAGTGACGGGTTCCCTGTGGAGCAGCTGCACAGGAACGAGGAATGGTACCTTCCTGTATGCGATAGAATGGCTGAGATCCTGCTGCCCTTCTTCGAAGGCTTGGAATGTAGATAGCAACTTCTTGAATTGCTTCTTTAATTTCTCATCATGTGCGAGTTCTCCGAAAAAGCAGCGAAGATCCTCCAACGTACCGTAATAGTATTTTCCGAAGCTGGTAAAGGCAGCGGCAGAATAATCGTCCAGCTCCAGTCGGTAATATGTGGGTTCTACTTTTACGCACATGCGCAACACCTCTCGTTTTCTCCATCTCTGATTGACATTCTTCGAGGACGCGTGAATTGACGATGCTTTGCCATCCATTCGGACTAAATTGGATTATACCATCATAGAATAAAGAAATCTCGCAAAAGCCAAAAACGTAGTTGTTTTTGGCGAAAATATAATCGTTTTTGTACGCAACAGACCACAGGGCAATCTCTTAACCTGTGGTCTGTTGCTATTTGATATTCAGTTGGTAAAATGATTACCATTCACAAATGCAGGGGTTCAATATGGTTCGCTGCATACAGGGAGCAAAAACCCTGTCCCTGCCTATGCAGATGTTAGGCGCGGACTTGCAGGCGCACAAAGTCATTTACAACAACAACCCGGTTTTGAAATGGTGCCTGACGAATACAGGCGTTCAGACCGACCGCAACGGCAATATCGTTCCGATAAAGAACCAGTCACCGAAACAGCGCATTGACGGAACGGCGGCGCTGCTTGACTGTTACGTCGGGCTTTATGAACATTACAACGAATATACGACGGCATGAAACTGAAAGACAAGAAAATCGAGATATTAGCGCCGCACACGGTACGCGACAATGAGGGGTTCGCAACAACGACCCTTGAACCCATAGACGCGCCGCTGTGGGCGTATTTCCGGCAGCTTTCCGGCAAAGAGGTTTTCGCGGCGGCAACGACCAATTACAAGGAAGAAGTGCTGTTCACGATAAACTACCGCACGGATTTAACAACCGCCTGCGTCGTGCGGTACAGGGGCGTTCTGTACGATATAACCCGCATTGACACGTTCGAGGGCTACAAAGAGGACTTGATCCTGTATTGCAGCAGACGGGCAAGGCAGAACTGACGCAAAAATTTAATATCACGCTTACAGGATATATTATTGATTTTTCCCTCCGGGTATGCTATACTATATCCTGTGCTTTTATAGTTACGTTCAGCGGAGGGAGCGCCCATGACGTACAGTTATAACCGCTTGTGGAAACTGCTGATAGACAAGCGAATGACAAAAACGGATATGAGAAAGGCGGCGGGTATCAGCACGAACATTCTTGCCAAAATGGGTAAGGACGAACCCGTCGCAATGGATACGTTAGCGAAAATCGCAACCGCCCTTGAATGCGGACTTGACGATATTGTGGAAATACAAAACGACGCAGAGAAAGGCGGCGAGTGATATGGCAAGGAAGAAAGTTAGCGAAACTGTAACGGAAAACATTTTTCGCGACTTTTATGGCGCAAACACTTTTATAGAAAAATCGGCTATACCGTCCGGCTATGGCTTTACTTCAAAAAAAGGCACATCTTACAGCGGCTATCCTGATTTTTTCTGTGATAGTGGGGATTATTGCATTGTGGTTGAAGCAAAAGCAACAGACCATGCGGCAGCACAAGACGAAGTGCAATATTACATGATAAACAATAAGATACACAAGGATATTATCGGTATAAGTGTATCTGGACAGTCACGGGAAAATATTCTTGTAACTTATTACTTGAAGCTTATGGGAATGACTGATATTAAATCGTTCCCACAGGAAAACACGCTGCTTTCTATCCCTGCAATTAAAAACAGTATGTCAAGACAAAGTATGGCGAAAGCGTTACAACTGAAGCCCTTATAACTGTGTTAAAAGACTTGAACAAGCGTTTCAATGAGAATAACAAGGTTCGTGATACTGACCGCAGCTTGTTCTTTTCGGGGTTGATGATAGCGTTAAAAAATAACAATTTTAGAAGTACATACAAGAGCATTCAAGCCCCATCAAAACAAGAAGTTGCTACAACAAAAGCAACTGTTCTTGAAGCGCATAATCTCAATAAAGCAATTCTTGAAGCTATAACAACCGAACTTGAAAGCAAAATCAATAACCTGTCTAAAGAATTTAGCTGGCGTGATAAATTTTCTTTTATCAAAAATATTGATTATACGCTTGAAGAATACAAGAAAATCATAGGCATTATTGAAGAAAAGATATTCTATCCTTTTCAGAACGAAGAAAAGCAGGATATTTTAGGACGCGCATATAAAATCTTTCTTTCCCGCGCAGGAAAGGTTGATAATAAGAATATCATCTTAACGCCTGACCATATAAAAGAACTAATGGTTAGGCTGGCGCGGCTGTCTGTAAATGATGTAGTATTGGACACTTGCGCAGGTTCCGGCGGCTTTCTTATGGAGGCTATGGAAACAATGATTGCGCTTGCGAAAGGCGACGAACAGACAATTACAGACATTAAAGAAAAGCAACTTATCGGCTTTGAAATTGATTCTGTTCTTTTTGCCCTTGCGTGTTCAAATATGTTTTTACACGGTGACGGTAGAACAAATTTGCTTTATAGAAGTAGCTTGCTTGATGAAACGCAAGGCGGCATAGTAAACAATGGCGACAAAGAATTGCTTGAATATATTCGTAGTATGAAGCCGACAAGGGTTATTATCAATCCCCCCTATGAGAATAACAACCCTATTAAATTTACAATTCAAGCCTTGAATTATCTTGAACCCGGCGGCAAGCTTGTTATCATCATGCCTACACCGACTTTGACGCATAATCAAGGGGGATTGACTGAAAAGGTTTTGTCTATGGCAAAACTGGAGTATGTCATTAAAATGCCTAACAAGTTGTTTTCCGAGCAAAAGCGAACTGTGAATACGTCTATTTTCGGTTTTACGAAAACCCCGCACATAAAAAATGACGACGTTCTTTTTTATAATCTTGACGACGATGGTTTTGTAAGCATTCAGCATAAAGGACGTATTGATAAAAATGGGACGTGGCCTGATATAGAGGATACAATCTTTGACGCTATTTCTAATTCAAAAGAAATACCGGGAGTGTGCCAAAAGAAGAAAATATACAAAAACGGCGTTTTGAATTGTGCGGGCGTTCAAACACGGCGTAACAGTAATTATGAAATGGTAAAAGTTAGCACTCTGTTCCACGTCACCAAAGGAACGCTTGCGAGTGAAAGCAATATTGACGGTGACTATCCCTTTGTAACCGCAAGTGAAGAATGGAAAACACACACAGAATATGCACTTGATACAGAAGCGATTGTTTATGCAGTTAGCGCAGCAGGTTCTTTAGGGCGCAGTCACTATGTCAACGGAAAATTTATTGCAAGTAATTTATGCCTTGTTTTGACAAGCAAGCGTGACCCGAAATACCCGATTGACTTAGAGTTTTATAATTGCTATTTTGCTTCAATAAAGAAGCAAATTGTATCTGACTTAGCGGATGGAACCTCGAAGCTGACTATATCGCCGGATATGTTCAAGGATTATTACATTGACTATATCCCTTATGAGGAACAGCAAGCGTTTGTCAAAACGAAGCTGAAAGACTTCCTAAAGCTTCAAGAGAAGTATAGACAAGCACAAGAAAAGCTTTCGCAAGATATAGCGAACTTATCAGATTAAAGCCTTTATCGTCTGCTATCGTTTAGCAACGGTTTGTAGATTTAAGCGACAAATAAGCGACAAGCGGGCATAAGAAAACGGCGGAAATCCTTATTTTACAAGGGTTTCCGCCGTTCTGAATATACTCCTTCTCAGAAGATCTATACACTTTGGCATCGTATTATCGCGACGATCTTCGAGAGCCTTGGTTTCTCCCAGCTCCAGACTGGAAGATCCTGCCTGATGAGCTGGACGTGAGAGGTGCACTCTATGAGTAAATCAGCCAAAAAAGCAGCCGATCAAGCAGAACGCGAGAAAGTACATAAGCGATACTCCAATCGACGAGAACCAGATGTCATCTATCCTGCAAGGAAACAGGTTGATTTCTATGATGCCGACGTTCATCAGCGTGTTGCAGTCTATGTCCGAGTTTCCACAGATAATCTGGGGCAGGAAACGTCTTATGAGCTTCAGAAAAACTATTATGAGGAGTTTGTTTTGAAGCATCCCAATTGGTCGCTTGTGAAGATCTACGCCGACAAAGGTATCTCAGGCACTTCGACAAAACACCGCGTTGCGCTGAACCAAATGCTCGCTGACAGCAGAGCAGGAAAAATTGACCTGATCATCACCAAATCGGTTTCGCGTCTTGCCAGAAATACAGTCGACTGCATTACTATGGTGCGGAACCTTGCGGAACTTCGCAATCCGGTGGGTGTTTTCTTTGAGAGCGAATGTATCTTCTCATTGAATGAAGACACATCCATGCCGCTTTCCTTTTTGGCGTCCATTGCAGAAAACGAGTCCCGTATCCGAAGTCGCAGCATGGAGGTTTCTCTTGCCCAGCGTCTAAATGGCGGTCTTCCGCTGACGCCCAAGCTGCTGGGTTATTCTCACGATACGGACGGCAAGCTGGTAATCAATCCGGATGAGGCCCCAACCGTTAAGCTCATATTCTATATGTACCTCTCCGGATATTCCTCAGCTTATATTGCCAAGACCCTTGAGGAACTCGGCAAGACAACGTTTCTCGGCAACACCAAGTGGACATCCAACACAGTTATCCAGATTTTGAGAAACGAGCGGCATTGCGGCGATGTTCTCACAAGAAAGACATGGACTCCCGATGTGATCAGTCATAAGTCCAAGAAAAACAGAGGAGAACGCCAGCAGAGCCTGTACAGAGGAGAACACGAGGCTATCGCAATGTTTTCTCCGTTGTGCCAAAATCCAAGGTCAAAATTGTGGCAAAAATGCTCAAGGCGATCCACGCCCAGGAGAGCAAGAAAGCGTCCCACGAGAAGGCGAATGCCGTGGTCGCCGAGCTGCGCGCCATGAAGCTGAAGGAGGCCGCCAAGAAGGTCGAGGACGGCATTGAGGAGACGCTGACCTACTGCGACTTTCCGAGTGAGCATTGGACGCGCATTCGCACCAACAATGTGATCGAGCGGCTGAACCGTGAGATCCGCCGACGGACGCGTGTGGTGGGGACATTCCCCGATGGCAACTCCGCCCTGATGCTGGTCTGCGCACGGCTTCGCCATGTGGCGGGAACTCAGTGGGGCAACAAGAAATACATGAATATGAAGCATCTGGAGGTGGCTTTAGACGACGCCTTCATTGCCGGCTGACGTCATTCAGCCGGGGTCTGCAAATAAATTTGCGCATAATCCTTGACAGTACCCCGAGGTTAAGTGCTGTTTCGAACATATCCCACACAAACTGCATGACCCTCGTGAACATGTCAGGGGCATGGTGCCGTGTACCCATGGTCTCTCGCGGTCCAGCGTCGCCAACGTGCCGCGTTTGCTCCTGCTGTGCGCGTTCTTGCCTGCGCGCCGTTTCGTCGCCTGGAATGCCCTACGCCTTGCCGACGACGGCGATGCTTTGGATGCAGTCATCGACAAGCTCGTTGTTCCCGTTCTTCCGCAGTTGCGCGATGGCCTCGTTCGCCAACTGTTCCTGCAGCGCTTTTGCATTTTCAATTGTCATCTTGAATCCTCCTAGTGTATTTTGGGCTTTGCCCGTGTCAACACAATGGCACATACACTCGGAATGTCCATCCAGCAACACCAACAAAAAAGCCTACTCAAATTCTACGTTTTGCCGAGAGCAAGAACGAGCCGCTTTCCCGAAAAATCCTCGGAAAAGCGGCTCAAAAAGCCTTGGGTAAAGGTACAGGTCCATCGAATTTGCCAAAGCCCATTTTGGCATCTTTTTGTCACGCCTCTAAAAATGGGTGCAAAAAAGCCCAGAAGTCGTTGAAACTTCTGGGCTTTTCGCAGCGGCATCTTTTTTGGTGCAGCTTGATGTGTTTTCAGAACACTATGGATCAACGGTTTATTTTTCAGACTTCTTATCGCCATCTGCAAAGCTTTTGGCACTTTCAATCAGATTGGTCACGACCTGATTGAGCTGCGCGGCGTTTTTTGACGTGATGACCGGCACGCCGGTCTGCTGCTCGATGGCTTTTCGCGCGTCGCCCGCGACCTTGCCACCGGAGCGCGCAACCTCGACATTTTCACGCAAACCTTCCGGTGCTTTCTGCTTGGAGATCTCTGTAGTCGTGGCTTCGGCCAGCATGTTGAGAACCAGTTCCAGCGTCGTCATATTATCCCGCAGGTTCTCTTTCTTCAAGCCCTTGAGGCTCTTATACTGCCGCGTGTTCATCCCGGACCACGCTTTTGTGATCTCGTCGGTCAGAATCGCGTATTCCCTGCCTTGCTGCACCCCACGCGCATCCCATTCGTCGGTCAACTCCTTGCGCACCTGAATGGCTTGCAGGCGCTGATTGATCCATTCGCGGCTGTAGCCTTTCTTGAGATAGGTTTCCAACGCACGGTCGATCGTCAGCTCCGGGTCGATTGTTTCCTCGATCCGCTCCCGACCGACCTGCGCCAGCCAGAGCTTGAACGGTTCGGCTTTCGGCGAGGGAATGGACTGGATGATGCGCAGGAGCTGCTCGGTGTCGGCTACGTCAGTCAAGCGCTTTTTGCCGTCTGTTGCAGTCATTTTCAACTGCTTACAATTTGTAAGCAGTTGCCCTGCGCCTTCATCTTTCAGGCGTTTTTTTAATACCGCCCAATAGGTGCTGGCGTGTCGGGCGTCCGGCTGGTCGGTCAGAACGGCAACGACATCGACGATAGAAAAATACCATTCTTCCTTTTCCGCATCCCATGCAGTACGGATGCGTTTGTCTTCGAAAAGCTGAATCTGATCATTCTGCGCCATATTCTCATCTCCGCCTTCTTTTATCGTAAGCATTTTCCCTTGTCACTGAGCTCTCCATAAATGCTTTTATGTGCTTCAGCAAAATTTCTAGACAGTTTCTTCTATTGTATATGTCCAATACTTCATATAGACCGCGAGCAGTTCTTTCCGGTATTTTTCAATATCCACTGGCTTTGCACTACGCCACATATTATCAATTGAATCAGCAGTATTTTCAAATTGCTTTTTATCATTTTTAAATGTCAAATATGTAGTCGGTGAATTCTTTGACATGACCCCAAACTGATATACCATCATTTGAATGATTGAACTGCACTGACGTGGGTGTGTAAACCTAGTTGACAGGTCGATCGCAATATAAGATGCCGTCAATGAGTGACTTATCATTTTTATATCTATATTATTCTTACGGGGTGCGTTCTTTTGGAGTTGTGCTAGATTATCAAGCGCACTCTCAATTTCCATTTTCGTTTTCAGTCGTTTATCTGAGCATGTTGCTTGGATCTTATCAGGCGGCAATATTGGTTGCATAAAGGACGTGCCCATGTCCAGAGCTTTTTCCGGAGTAAGCATCAGGAATCTGATTTTAATTCCCTTTTTGAGCAAGAATAACAAAGATAATTTCTGCGTTCTTAATAGCCGGTCACCATATGCAACTACGATGGTGATGTCGTTTTCCGCAGCTCTGAGCAACCGCCAAAGGTTATGATTCGGTTCCGAATAGCTGAAAAAACTCGGCGCAATCTCTTTGTGTATAATCTTTCCAAGATAACCAACACTAATAATCGCAGAAACTATTGTAGCCGCGCCACCGATAATATCCCCCAAAAGACTGTTGTCCATATTACTTGGAAACACCCCCCAATCGAATGTAACCACACCATCTATTCTGATTGCTGCGCCTTTGATTATTCCAATAACAGTATAACAGGTATCTCCTTCCGCGTCGAGTGTTTTTTCCAAATGCACCTCAGATGCCAGCTTTTCCAGCAGAACAGCCTTCGACCATTGCTGCACTCGCGCCTGTTCCAGATACCACTTGCGCGCAACTCTTGCCAACTCCGCTTCCATGATCACCACGTTCAGCGTCCAGCCGATTTTCATTGCCAGCCGGAGGAGTGTTTGGTCATTTTCATAAGTCCGATAAAAATCGCGCATCCTACGCACGTTGCGCGGAGAAAAGCCTGTGCGGTCAGGGAAATTCGCCTGCAAAAACTCTGCAGCTGCGACCGCTGCACCCTTCTCCGGACGCTGGCTGATGACCTTGCCGATGGCATGGATTTCGTCCATCTGCGTAAGATTCTGCGCGAGAATTGCAGTCAATTCCCGGTACATTGTGCCGTAATCCACAGGTTTTCTGACGTTCATGACTTCTCCTTTCCGCGCTGGTGCGCATCATATATTTCGTCGTTTTGCGAATAGCCTGCTACAATATTTTGTGGTATGATTACTTCATTCGTTTGATTCTTGCGAAGGGAGAGCAATCATGCAGTATACTGATAACGAAGTCGCCCTGATCGGCGGCCTGATCTCAACTTATTTCTTTCAGCCTGCCGTGTCCGCGCCTTTGAAAGACACCTATAGCCGTGTCTTGGAGCATCTGCACCAGAATGCTCTCACTCCCTCTGACCTTCAGCAGATCCGAAAGGCTGTGAATTTTCTGATGCCCCTGTGCCAAGCGAACCGACAGACACAGCGGGAGCTTATGGGTGTCAATGCGCGGACAACAGCGCTGCTAAATACATCACACTGATAATCTCACCATTTTGCAGGGCAAAGAAAAACACGGTCCTATGACCGTGGTTCTCTTTGCCCTGTTTTTATAATATCCGCACCATTTGCTCATAGAGCAGGACGTACTTTTCATCAATGATCCGGTTGTCGTGGTAGTGCCCAAACAGCCAGTAGTGGAACTGGCTGCGGCATCGGATTTCTTCCAGAAAGTCCGTCAGCTTGTCCGGCTTGAAATCGTCGTTGATCTTCTGCTGAATCGCTGTCGGTGCGCAGTGTGTGATGATGTAGTCGACCTTCCAGTCCAGTCGTTCCAACATCTGCCGGGCTTCGGCGTATTCCTCGTCGGACGGCAGTTCCTCCTGCCACCATGAAATGTGGTTGATGCGGAACTGACCGTGATTGCGGCGCAGGGAATCGTATCGTTCGTAAAAATCCGAACTATCCATATCCAGAACGCCATCTACAATATCGTGGCTCTGTGCGCCGCCCATCGTGAAGAAGGTGCGGCCTTGCAGCTCGAACGCCTGTCCTCGTATTAGTTGAATGACGTGCGGGCGGATTTTATGCACCTTTCCGCCGTGCCATTGCTCCACGGGATATTCATCCAGAGCATCAAAGTTTTCATGATTACCGTCTACGAACAGAACCGTAAACGGCAAGGTTTCCAGACGGTCGAGCTGCGGATCGTCACTCTTGTCACCGTTCCAGACACAGCCGAAATCGCCGCAGACGACCATGTAATCGTCCTTGGTCAGCTCCGATTGCTCCGGAAAGTACTGTGGTTGAAACCGAAGTGGATTTCCGTGAAGATCGCCGGTTGCGTAAATCATCGTTTCATCTCCCTGTGATAATTATAATGCCATCGTCGGCATCATGCCACCCTCAAACTGACCGCTGTCCGCCATCTTTATGACTTCTTCTGCGGACACACCATTTTGCAGGGCTTTCGCTGCCGCTACGAACTCATTAGGCAGCAGCGCAGAATGCTGCGTGTCGGTGATCTGGTAGATGCAGGACACGATCTCTGGCGGGAAATGCTCTTTCAAATTGTGAAATGCTGCAATCAGGTCATCTGCTTCTTTTTCAAGTGACGTTTCCGCGGCTTCTGCAAGTTCCTCCGCAAAGCGTATCCACTCTGCGGTTGCCTGGGCATCAGGCTCCGGCACGATCTGATTCAGCAGGTCCGCATAGTGCCGCTGCACTGTGCCTTCAGCCCACAGATAACGGCTGCTTTGCACGGCCTTTTCGTCCATATACGATCTCCTTTTACCTATTTATCGCTTGCTTGATCTCCGCGCCTCCCTTGATCCGTACCAGAATCTCGTCGGCGGAGAGGACTGTCACGCGCTCTACGATCTGCCGGACGGCGTTTTCGTTCCATTCTGTGATCGTGGATGCGGTGTTCTCTATAGCTTGCTCTGCCTGCTTCATGCGGGTGCTGACGCGGTCTGCGTCGGCACTGCCTTGCAGGATCGCTTCTTTCTGCTTTTTGAGTGCTGTCTGCTCAGCCAGGATTTCAGCGAACTGTGCGTTGCAGGCTTCTTTATCCTCGGCATCAATGGCTTCCGCCAGCAGGCACTGGAACTGCTCGTCGAGCTGCGCCAGCCGTTGTTCGATATCGGAAAGGCTCATGGTCTGACCCTGCACCGGCAGAAGCTCTAAGGAAACTGCATTCTTGATAAGGTCGAGCAGGGCCGGTTTGTTGCTCATGGCGGAGTTGATTGCCGCCAGAATCGCATTTTGCAGCGGGATCTCCCGCAGAGTGGGGGACTCGTGACAGTATTTCTTGCCGTATTCCAAGCGGCTGATGCAGCGCCATTCGTGATAGATATTTCCCTTTACATTTCGCGTTTTGCGGCGATAGAGTGTGCCGCATTCGCCGCAGAACAGCCTGTCGGATAAGGCATACTTGCTGGTGTAGCAGGAGCGCCCGGTGACCGCCTCCTTGGACGGGCTGCGCAGGGCGCTCCGTCTTGCCATTTCAGCCTTCACCGCATTGTACTGCTCCCTGCTGACGATGGCTTCGTGGTGATCTGGCATATAGTACTGCGCCATCTGGCCGACATTTTTGACGATCTTCTTGCTGATCACATCCGTGCAGAAGGTCTTTTGCAGCAGCACGTCGCCGCAGTACTTTTCATTGGTCAGGATGCCTTTTATAACGGAGATCGACCAGTCGGCTGTGCCAAGGACGGTCTTGATCTGGTTTTCCTCCAGCCAGTCCTTCAGATTGCGCAGGCTTGCGCCGTCCTTGTATCGCTCATAGATCTCGCGCACCACCTCTGCCTGTTCCGGGATGATGCAGAATTTCCCGTCTGCATCTTTTTTGTAGCCGTAAAGCCAGTGACAGGGAATTTTGAGCGTTCCGACCTTTGCGTGCATCTGCCGGCCACGCCGGATGTTGTCGGAAATGGATTCGCTTTCGGACTGGGCCATTGCGCCGTACATCGTGATCATGAACTCGCTGTCCGGCGGCAGAGAATTGACATTCTCCTTCTCAAAGAGGACACCAATGCCAAGCTGTCGGAGGATGCGCGTGTAGTTGATGCAGTCCAGCGTGTTGCGGGCAAATCGCTGGATGGACTTCGTAAGGATGAGGTCGATCTTTTTCTGCTTGCACTGGCGGATCATGCGAAGGAACTCTGTGCGCTTTTTTGTAGATGTACCGGTAATGCCTTCGTCTGCGAAGATCCCAGCCATTGTCCATTCTTTGTTGGACATGATCTTGTCCGTATAATACTCGCACTGCGCTTCGTAGCTGCTGGCCTGTTCTTCTTCCTTGGTCGAGACACGGCAGTACGCTGCTACACGGAGCTGCTTTGTGACCGCAGCAGTCTGCTGCAATTCTGGTTTTGGTGGGATTATAATGATGCGCTGCTTTTCATCTGTCATACCAAATCGCCCTTTCCGATGATCTGTCCGTTCTTAAGCTGCAGCCGCACGTCCTGTCGCGTCACCAGCACGGCGGAGACTGTGCTTTGCAGCAGCTCCGCATTGAGTTCTGCCGTGCATTCAAAGGCTGTGAACAGCCGCCGCAGGCGCTCGGTTTCATATTCTTCATTGCCGATGGCGTCATACTGTTCTTGTGCCAGCTTGCAGATCAGGCTTCTGGCAGCGTCCTCGTCGAGCGGCTGGGTGTTCAGGATGTCATCCAGCTTGGCTTGCGTATTTGTATGTGTCGGTGCGGGTGTTTCCTTTGGCTGCGTGATGCGCTCCGGCTTTTCGGTCAGCCGACCGAGCAGGTGCATGACCTCCTTTTCAATTTCCGGTGTGGGCGGTTTGGAGCAGACACGCTTGAGTGCTTTCTGCGCGGGAGTCCGTTCCGGTAATCGTTGCTTGGCCTGCCTCTTTTCAGCGGCTGCCGCGAATAATTTTATGTCAACTAATTTAGGATAATTGTCTGCACCGGTGTACTTGGGATTTTCCAAGATCCTGGAAATCATATTCTTATTCCAGCTCTTGCCCTCGTCATAGGTGGGACCGGTCTTGCTCATCTGCGCTGCAATCTCTTTCAGCGACGCGCCAAGCGTATATTGCAGAAAAATGTCCTGCACAGTGTTGGCTTCCGGCTCGTTCCGGACGATCTCGCCCATGCGCATTTGATACCCAAATGGCAGCTTCCGATTCCCCATTACCGCTTCGTCCTCTCAATCTGCTCTGTCAATTCCAAACCGTTTTTCAGCCGAAACCGCAGGCGCTCGTTGCTGTCTACGATGATTTTATCTACAAGCGCATCGAACAGCTCCGCATCAAAGCTGTCGAGGAAATCCGGCCCGTCCTCCAGCGCGTCCATGAGATCGCGGGTGCGATCCGCCAAATCGTCGCTGTCGGTGTCGAGAAGCCTTGCTTTTTCCTGTTTCAGCCTGCGGAGCTGTTCGCTGAGTTTGTTATTGGATGAGATAAAAGTATCAGGATCAACGCCGCCTGCCTGCTGAAGCTGGGCGAGGAATTGAGCCTGACTGAGTATGTCGGATATTTTCTTGTTGAGAGAGATGACGTCTTCGCTCCAGAGCATCCGGCTGTAGCGGATCTTTTGGAGGTTTGAGAGCATCTGTGTGAAGATGGGGTCGCCGTGGTGCTTGAGTTTGTAATAGAGACGACAGAATGCATTGTGGATAGCCGATTCTTCAATCGGGAAAGTGGGGCAATCGGCTTTGCTATTATTATGAACTCTACACATCCACTTTGTTTCGCCGCTGCGCAGTTTTCGTTGAAAGGGGACATTGCAGTTTGCGCACATTATTCTTTTTTTCAAGATATTCGGCTGATAATCATCGTTATATTTCACATCCAGTTTGCGCTTCTCGCGTAAGCGCTGTACTGCAGAATATGTATCTCTATCAATGATTGGCGTATGTGTGTGTTCGATATAATACTGGGTCTTGCTTCCAGCATTTTTTATTTGCCGTGTAGGAAGTGAATCTGTTGCATATGTTTTTTGCCATAGAGAATCTCCTATATATCGTTCATTAGATAGGATATACAAGATTGTAGTGTTGTGCCATTTTCTTGTATTTTCAATGCCAAGCAGCGCATATGCTTGATTCATCTGTTCGGCAATGCTTTGTGCATTTAAGCCAGATAAATATGCTTGAAAAATCCACTTCACGAATTGCGCTTCACTTGGTAAAATACGAAGCTGCCCATGAAACATTTCATACCCATAAGGTACAGAGGACGAAATAAATGTTCCATCCAGTATTCGTTTTTGAACGCCCCATCGAACATTGCTTGAAATCGACTCGCTGCCTTTCTGGGCCAACGATGCCATGATCGCCGTGACCATTTCACTGGACACCTTGCTGGTGTCGATGCTCTGTTCCTCGAACAGAATGCTGACGCCGAGTTCTTTGAGTTCCCGAACGGCTGCAAGACAGTCTTTCGTATTCCGAGCGAAGCGGGAAATGGACTTGACCAGAATGCGATCGATTTTTCCTTTCCGACAATCCTGCATCATGCGCTGGAAATCCTCGCGTTTCTCGACGGATGTACCGGTGATACCCTCGTCGGCATAAATATCAACCATTTCCCAATCCGGATTGCTGGAGATCAGTTCAGAATAGTATTGGTTTTGGACGCGGTAGGAATTGAGCTGATCTTCGCTGGAGGAGCTGACGCGGGCATAGGCCGCGACGCGCAGCTTTCGCGCGACGATCTCGTCGTGCGCCGGAATTACAATGACGCGCTGCTGTTCCAACGCCAAGTTTCCGCTGGCCTGCTTTTTTGCCATATTCTCACCTCCCTGCAGCAACACACACTACCACACCAAGAGCGTAATAGCTATGACCAAAACGGAGAAAAATCAAGCGTAAAGTGTGAAATTTGCACCAAGCTCGACAGCGATCCG